GCTGTCATCTTTGGGTGTCGGTGTGACTGCGGCGATTATCGCGCAAGCCGAGATAATTGCAGTCGCATAGCTGATAAAAGTTTCCATATCCAAACTCTCTTTCTGCCGTTGTTTTGGCTGTTTTCAAATGTAACACGTTCTCGCTCTATTGTTGACCAAAAACGCTCATCAATGTCAGATGTGTCTAATTTTATTTCGGGCATCAGTCGTCATACCTGTGTCGAATGTAAGCCTTGACGTTAATCATTTCGCCCGTGTCATCGTTGTAGACAACTGAGAAACACCACGGCTGGTCGGTAACATCGTCAGGGAGTGGAAATGTCAGGCTGTGTTCCTCACACCATTCGCGCATATAGTTGATAGTAGAGATTATATAAACATCGACCCACGGCTCAACAGTGCCGTCAGCGTTGTGAATACGCGCAAAGAAGATGGAACGATTTGTCGGCAGTGATGTAGGTGAATTAGTTAAATAAGTGCCGTGACTTTGCGCGAATACAAACTTGGCTGTCTTAGTCAGGTTCGTCAGGTCGTGCTTGATGCCGTGCCAGCCCTAACAGGTCATCGCCATAGGTGTCCAGCATCACAGCCATAGGCGGCGAGTGTTTCTGATGATGGTGTCGTGAAGTCATAAAAGCTGATGCTGTTGTCATTATAAGGAGGCCGATAAGCACCATATTGACCAATGACGTTTTGCGCTTCTGACGTTAATTGCTCGACAGTATATTCGGGGAACGCCTCGACCAGACGATTGATTTCCGTCATTGCCTCTGGTCGGTCGCATGAGTAATCAATGCGCTTGATTTCGCCGTTCATATAGACTGCATCGCGGAGGTTTCGCGTAAAGTCAGGCTGAATGTTTTGTTCATAGATACGCTCTGCCATATTGTCTTCGACGTTTTCGTCAACGACCTTTTGCTTTTCTTCGTCGGTCAGGTTTCCGTCAACGGGGATTTCGCAATAATGACCCAATAGGACATCAGTGAAACACAACATAAGTTGTCCCTCATCAAGCCGCTCTGTGTATTCCGTCTTCATAACTCACCTATTCTTAACTTATCGTTACTGTAAACGAAGTAGTGTTATTAGACGCCGGAAGAATGGTTGTGGCAGCCCATATCCATCTTGAAGAACCATAAATCTCATCAACAGTGCTAGTGCTTAATTTAAGAAACGAGGTGAAATTTGTAAAGTTGCCTGAAGTTCTGGTAAAGGTTTGTGAAGCACCGCCGCCTGTAATAGTCACGCTGTTCCAACCCGCGTTGGCGGGATAGCCACTTGCCGCAGTCACAACCCCTCCAGATAAGTCTATTATTGTAAATCTTAATTGCCCCCCCGGCCAGCTAACAACATCAACATATGAGCTTCTGCCGTTAAGGGTGAAAACAGTCCCTGTCGCATAATTCTGACTGAAAACCTGAAATGCTCGATGAGGTGATAATGCACCTATATAACGAGATTGCTGAGTGTATTGAGAGCCGGGGTCATAGCTTGAGTTTCCGCTCAAAACAGTTACAGAAGAACTCGCGCCGTAGAAACTACTGAACGTCATCTGACTGTTCGCAGCCGCACTAACCAAGCCACGAATGTCGCTGTCGTTCATGCTGGCTTGAGTGCCTGTTGTGCCGCCAGCTTCAACGTGCAAGTCGTTCAGGCTAATCTGTCCGCTACTTTGCAGTGCCATTCTTCAACTCCTCAATCTCAGCCTTTAATTCCTTCACAGCCTCGACAAGCAAGCCAATCACTTGGTCATACTGCACAGTCTTTATATGTCTCGCCTTCTTCGCCGTGGAATACAGCCTCATCCTCAATGACAGCAGAGGGCAGAACCTTCTCTACGTCTTGAGCAATCAGGCCAGCCGACTTGCGGTCATCCTTGAGGTAAGTAAAGGTGCAACCATTAAGCTGCTGCACTTTGGTCACTGCGTCCTCAATCGGTGCAATGTCTTTCTTGAGGCGAATGTCTGAGATGGTGGTTGAGTATGCGACCACGTTGCCATCGACATGCAGGTCGCCGTCGGTTTCCAGTCTCATGTTCTCGGGCAGAACTGTGCCGCTGGCAGTGCCGTTTCTGAATTTAATTAGACCATTCGGTTCTAGGTCTATGCCAGAGGCCGTGGAGGTGTTTCCATTAATGTCTAAATAAGTAAAGCCGCCAGAACTATTCCTGTATCCGTTTGAGTAAAGCGAAACAGCATAACTACCGTTCGACCCTAAAAACCCTAGACCCGTGAAAAGCCCAACATTAGTGCCAGAACTCCAATATGTAGAGGGTGGAGTAGTGCCGAAACCAGCGTTCCCGACGCTGTTAATAAACATTGCAGTATTAGTAATACCGCTGCCGTAACTGTTGGATGTGCCAAACGCTAGGTTAGAACCATTGCCATCGAACATAGCACCAATGCGAACATTCGGTGCTACGTCGCCACTATCATCATGGGCGGCTTCAACGAGTGAAATATAATTACCAGATGTGTAGTCGGTCTGCGTAACTGTCAGACCCTCACCATTGGTCGTGCCTGTAAAGGTTGCGCCAAGTTTGTTTGTTGTTGCGATTGTCAGGGGGGTTACTGGCGCGGTGTCTCCGATGCCTACGTTGCCGCCATTGGGGTTAAGAGCTAAACTATAATTTGTTCCAAGATTTGCTTGGTCTGTGCTTTGTATCCAAGCATAGTTGCCACCATTAGTCCCCATATCCAAAGCAGAGGTGAAGGTAGTTCCCTGCAAGCGCAGCAAGCCATAAGTTTGAGTTGTTCCAGATGTCGCAGCCGCACCGCCAGTCTGTGACCCTTGAATTACTGTTTTAACTCCATTGGATAAAGAACTTGTCCCAACGCCTACGCTCCCGCTGTCGATGCGGAGGCGTTCTGAGCCATTGGTGTAAGCTGTGATTACGCCGCTAGAATTATCTGCGCCAATACGCAATTCTGTGCCAGTTGGATTTTGAATGTATCTATTAACACTGCCAAAGGTTACTTTTGCGTTTCCATCAACAGTCAGCCCATCAGCCGTGACCGTGCCAGTGACATCAAGCGGCTTGTTAAGCTGCCACTTGTCGCCCGTGCTGACATAGGTAAAGGTCGCACTCGCACCATCAATCGTGATGCCAGAGCCGTTAGCCGCAGCAGCATCAGCCGCGCCAGAGGCCAGCACGATATTCTTGTCATCGACCTCAAGCGTGGTGCTGTTGATAGTGGTTGTCGTGCCGTTGACTGTAAAGTCGCCGCCGACAATAACTGCGCCTGTCGTGGTCAGTGCTGTCAGGCTGCTGATGGTTTCGCCGTTCAGTGCTGTAGCAATCTGCGCGCCTGTTTGGTCGGCTGTGGCTGATGCCTCAATGCCGTCCAGCTTAGTGCCGTCTGCGGCGACATCACGCCCGTCAACAGTGCCACCGACAGTGATGTTGCCCGTCGCGTCAACCGTTGTGAATGAGCCAGCCGCCGCCGTTGTCGCGCCGATAGTCGTTCCGTCGATTGTGCCGCCGTTAATATCAACAGTCGATAAAACGTCTTGCTCGATGGCGTTGTTCAGTTCTTCGCGTGTGATTTTCTTCGTCTGTCCCGTGCTGGTATCGACAACGACAAACACATCAGTCGCGGCTGTGTTCGAGCCAGTGATTGCGGTCAATTCGGAGATTTTCTTATCAGCCATTGTCTATACCTTGATAATGTGATTAACGACGAGGAACGGTTGCATGTTGTTGTGAGGCTGGTTTCCGCCAGTGTTATCAACGGGGTCTTGAGAGTTGCTTCTAAAGTCTGTCACATCGTCCGTTCCTGCCGTAGTCAGGTTTGCCTGACCGCCGTCAGAATAGTCATAGAGAGGAATGGCGTGGCTGTGAGATGGCATCTGAGAAACTGTAAGGGTGTGCGTCTCTGCGCCGCCCGATGCCGCGATGACACGCGATTTGTAAAGGATTGCCCATTTGTATCCACACCTGTTGCTTGACCAGCCCCAATCGGCACACGCCCACGCAAGGTCCGGGCAGCTTAAATGTTGAACTGCCGTCACCCGCTCCGTAGTTAGTGCCGACGACACCAAACAGCGTCGCATAAGTTGTGCGGCTCACCAGTGCGCCGTCGCACAGAAGCCAGTTTGAGGGTGCAGACGAGCCAGCAAATTGCAGAATAGCACCAGACGGCGTGTCGCTGGTGTTTGAGTTGCCGGAGAACTTACCCATGACAATCCATCCGTCATTGGCCTCGTTCCTCAGTTTTAACTCGTCATTGGTTGTATCGAACCAAAATAGCCCGGCGTATAAATTGGCAGGCTCGGTTGCACTAAGGTTGCTGCTGCGGATAGCCGCCAGCGCGTTGTTAATGTCTGCGCGGACATTGGCGGCGGTGTCATTATTGATTACATAATCATGCGTTGCCATCGTTAATACTCTACTTTCGCAAATAACTCATCGATGTTCGGTGTAACATCGTCCGAGATGCTTTTCAATTCTACCTTAAAACGAAACGCTCTGCCACTGAATTGGCCTGACTTAAACGGCGTATATGACGACCAACTTGGAGAACCCGACGGGTCGTCATTAGTTGACGATATGTAGAACAAAACATTCGTGTCAGGAAACTGAGGATTAGCCGTCAAACTGTCCCACAAGCCAGAAAGCGTGTCGATGTTGCCTGTCAGGTCGTCCCATAGCCCCGCGCCAGTGTCCAGCCTGTTAGTGCCGACAAAGCCAGTAGCCTGAACCTGTCGCACTGAGCCTGTGTCGATGTCGTTTGAGAACGTATAGGTCGCCTCTGATGGCTGCGAAGACGGGTCGGTAATCTTGAGGGCATTGCCCGCCACCGTGCAGCCGCTCTTAGTCCCCGAAAATGACGGGTGTTCGGTTGCTGTGTTTGTCGTTGTGTATTGATTAAGGTCTGCCGCTGGGACGACAACGCTGGTAAAGTTCTCACTCGGAATACCGACCTTATCGTAGGCTTGTATCATATAAGTGCCAGAACGCGCCGGGACAGTTACGCTAGTCGCAGGACGAGGAACTTTCTCAAAGCTGGTCGTGGCGTTTGCGAATGTAGCACCTGATGTTTCAATGCCGTGGCGGATTTTATAGTAACTCAGGTCAAGGTTTGGAATTGCCTCCCACTCAAGCGTCGTCAGCGAGCCATTGACCGTCGCACCAAACACCAGAACATCATCAGGCGGGTCTATTTGCGCTTGCAGATTGAACTGCGTGGTCGTGTAAGTGCCTTTGCGACCAATCGTGTTGATTGCCCTAGCCCGTATGTCATAGAACCCATTGACCAAGTCAATTGCCTCGAACACACCCAACTCACCAACGCCAAGTTGGTTGTAGGTGGTATCGCTGGCAAGTTTATATTCGACCTCAACATAGTCAATCCGACTGGCTTCCGTTGCGCTAACGGTGGCTCTGATAAGGCTGACGACATGTTCGTTAATAATTCGAGTATCTTGCGCCACCGTCAGACCCACCGTGGGAACTGTAAAGGCATCAGCGAGGATGGTGTTGTTGCTCTCAAACAAAGCCTCGTCTGCATAAGCATCATAAACGCAGAACTTACCTCACTTAGACCGAGTGTGACCTCAACCGCGCCATCCCCCGTGGGAACAAACTTCCAACCAGTGACCTCAAATGTCTTATTGCTGAAGCCCAAGTGGGTGTTGCTGTAGGTAACAATGTCACCGACTTGTAGCTTGAAGGCGCGGATGCCAAAGTTACCCGAAAGAGAAAGCTGCTCACGGTTTCGGTAAAGCATAATCTTGGCAAGCCGTTGCGCCATAGTCGTTGTGCTAGGTGAATGGGAAGGGCAATATCAGCGACAAGTTCTTGGTTGTTATCGACTTGCAAAAAAGTGGTGCTGGTGACTTTCCTAAAGTCAGTCATTTGCCACTCTGTTTCTGCGCCTCTGTATTTACCAGTCACTGCGTTGAAGCCCGTCGCGGCGGCTGTTGCGTGTCTTAATCTGAATGTTTGAGCGGTTGTCGTCCTCGTCTAAGGCGAGAACCGGGGATGTGTATGCGCCAGCTTTTACACGAAACTTGCCTTGTGCATACCACATTGAGCCAGCCATTGCTCGCGTCAGGTCGTCGATAATAGTCTGTGGCGTAACATCTGTGATGAATGAACCGTTCACCGTGTAGCGTTTCTCTGTGCCACCTGCGACCAAACTAACAGTCTCATCACATATGGCAGCGGCGGCAGCAAATGAAACGTCATCAATCTCATCTGCGTCTGCATTTAGACCGTAATCCGATGTCAGGTAATCACGCAAAGCAAGCGCGGGATTGCTTGAGAACGTCGTCGCCTGTGTTGTGGGGTTGTATAGTTTTTTGCCACGGATAACAAAGCTGATTGATGGCTCACCATTCGGATAAGCGTCAGCGTCAAACTCTAACTTGACGTAAACATAGGCAACGCCAGAAAGGGTGTGACTGCCCGTCCACTTACCGGCTGAAGCCGCCATCAACTCAGGGTCGGCTAACTGGTCGTCAGTCCCAACGTGACGATAGACAAATGCCTTGCCGTCATATTGCGATGGTGATTGAACTTCATTAAGTTGGTCAACGTATTTACCATCAAAACCAAGCTCTACATCATCGAAATAAACTTCCTCAATCTCATCAACTTCATGCCCAGCAATGGCAATAATCATATGAAGAAACTTGTCGTTATCTGTCGTCTCTTTATAAACAATCACGCCACCAACTTTTGTTTTGCCATAGATTACAGCGTGTGGTGCAGCAGGGCTGACACCCGCGACTTCATATCCTCGCGTCTGCCTGTCCTGTGCGGGAACGTCGGGAGCAAGTGCTTTGCCGAGTTCTGAAAGGGCATAAACACCAGCGAAATGATAAAGCGCACCCATTGTAAGCAGAGAGCCTATTCCGACAGTCGTAACGGTGCTTATAAGAGCAACAGTCGCGCTAATCGGGTCAGCAAACGCCGAGGTGCTTGTGAGCAGCATAGGGACAAGATATTTCAGCATCAATCAACACTCCAAAAAATATCCGTCTCTAATGGTTGCACAAAGTCCAAACCATCTAGGGTCAGGAACGCAATCTTGTCAGAGACAACGACACCAAAAGCATACCCAAGAACGGTGTCGCCTTCTAGGTGTCTTGCCGCAATACTTCCCCTCGCCATACCAGCGTCTCTGTCTAGCTTGCTGTCAATCGCCTCAATGATGCTGGCGTGGCCCTGTCTCTTTGAGCAGTCTGCCATAGTGCATCTTTGCTTCATACGCTGTCGCATATTTGCCGAACCACTCATCCGCCAAGAACTCACCCTTGAGGGCGTGATGACAGGCATTGATAAAGGTAAAGCAATCGTTAACGCTCCAGACCATTGGCTCGTCGCGGAGGTTCTCAATCATCTCGCCTAATCTAGTTTCCCAATCTTCGCGCCTCATTATCGACCCCACTGAAACTTCTTGGCTTGTAGGTCTTCGACGAACTCAAACCCACGGTCATTAGGGAAGCGAGATTTCTGGCTCTCACTTGTATATCTGCGCTCTCGCGGACGCTGCAAATCAATCAGTCGGCTTTCGACATAAACGGCGATTGAACTGCTTTCAGCCCCCTCATCAATGTTCATCTGGTCAATGTAGCCTGTAAATATTTCAGCCATGACACTTACTGGGATAACGCTGGTGTCGATATAAGCACCCGTCTCCGTTAAGATATAATCGTCGTCCTCTTGCTGCAAAAACTGTGCTTTATTATCTCGGATGCCGAAATATATTTTGCACTTCCGTCCTTGATACGGCTCTTGTATCGCTAGGCTCAGAAGGTCAGATGGCAAGCCAGAAAGTGTCAGGGTTGCGCCTTTGGCGGAAACGTCTAGCGTCTCATCGACAGACGAAATCTGTATCATCTGCCCACTTCCAACATAGGTTTCCCCATCAAGAATGACCTCGCCCAAGCCAGACCAAAAACGAAGTGTCGATGTGTCAAAAAACAGTTCAATGGCGAAGAAGACATCAACTGTCGGGGCTTCAACCGCATCGCTAAACCCGACAGGAATATCGCGGCTCATGCTATCGCCTCAACCGCAGCAAAACTTAAACCGTAATGCGTCACCTCGTTGATTGACCAGTTCGTCTCGTTAGTCGCCAGACGGAATACACCTTTGGCGTTTGCCACCACGACAGTCGCCGCGTCTGCTGGGCGCAGTTCTGATGGAAGGGTATAGGTCAATTCACGCCAATGCCGCTTGCGCTAGTGTCAACATCGTTGAGAACCTTATGCAGCGTTGCTGCGCCGCTTGTGCCTAGCTGGATATAATCACCCGCCAAAAGGTAGCCATCAACATCTGCTGGCAAGCCGGATACTGTCAGGTCGTCGCCAGTCTGCCCTGCGCCGCTCACAACGGGTGTGCCGGGTGTCGTGGCAGCAGAGCCTCGCGGCGTTGCGGCGGCTGGGTCGCCTAGCAGGAATGTGCCTTGCATACCCTTTAGCTTAATCAAGAAGGACACCCACTGCTCGCCCTCGGCGCGGGTCATTGGAGGCAGACTAATCTCCGCCTCGAGCATTTGACCACCGTGGGAAAAGACCTGTTCCTTAAACGTGAACGGTGAGCGTGACAGACCAACGGCATTTCTGGCGCGTAGGTTAATCGAGCGGATGCCAGTAACTGTCGGCAGACTTAATGGATATGCAATAGACATTAGAACGCCTTACTAAATGAACCGCCACGACGGCGAGCATCTAATACGGCTGCTTTCGATGCTTCTGCTATTTGCGGCATAAGTTGTGTAATCTCAGCGCGGACAGTCTGAGATACCCCAGTGGAAATATTGATGTTCTGCACGACTGTTGCGCCGCCGCCTTGCATTTGGTTGTTCGGTATGATGCGTCCGCTAGTTCCGGCGGTGAATAGTTCTGGGCCTTTCTCGCCAACCAAGAACGTCTGACCGCGTGTCATCGGTCCACCCATTGCAGCCGTTCCGTCAACGCCTTTGGGCTTAAACGCTCCAGCAATACTTTGAACCATTTGCTCTACAATAAGTATGTCGATTAGGCTGTTAACAATGCTTGCAGCCATACTCTTGAACGCATCTTTAGCACTTTGTGTGCCTTTTATTATGTCGCCAAATGCGTCACCAAAACTCTTAGATACAGCGTCACCGACCTGCTCCATCTGCGTCTTAGCTTCCTCTGCGTCTTTCGCGGCTGCTTTAGCACCATCGCCTAGAAGTTTTACATCAACCTCTTTAAGTGCATCGCCTGATAGGGCTAACTGCTCAAGTGAGCCTCTCAATTCAATCATCGCGTCGGTAGTAGCACCGCCGTTAGCGGTAATGAAATCCAATACTTGACCGATGTTTGTGTTGAGTGCATCCCTAGTTTTAGACGACGCAACAGCTTCAAGCTTAGAACCAAATATCGCAAGCTTATCGTCCGCTATGCCAAATCTATCCGCAACACCTTCAACATTATCTTGGAAGTAACCTATAATCCTCGCCACGGGGCGACCTAAATCAACCGTGCCGCTGGTCAGCCTCTCTTGCCGAGCAATGACAACATCAAACTCAGTGGATAGCGCGGATAGTGATTGCCTCACCTTGCTAAATTCTGTTCTTTCTTGTGTAGCCGCTAAAATTCTTTGCGAGTTAATTAACGCAATCGTAGAACTATTTAGGTTTCCGTATTTTTTCTCTAGGGCTTCAAGGTCTTCTAGGTCTATTTCCTTGTCGAAAGCGGCTTGCGCTGTAGCAAGGTCCTCCGTAGCCCCGGCGAAATCCATCGCCTCCTTCTTTGACTTCATGAAGGCGTTGCCAAGAGCGGCGACAATAGCTACGACAGCACCGAGCATAGCACCGACTGGACCGAAGATGCCGAGCAACTGAGAACCCTGTTGACCGAAGGCTTGAACAGCAGATGTGCCAGCACCGACCTGAACTGCAAAGTCACCGACCTGATAACCAGCTTGCTGCATACCAGTCATGGCAAACTTACGGGTGCTGCGCGTAGCCTTACCCATATTAGCACCAAGCTGGTTCGCTCCTCTTTCGGAGCGTTTCAATGAATTGGTAAAGTTATCAACGGCCTTAGTGGCTTGTCTGGCAGGAGCAGTCACTTGGTCTTGTAACTGAACCATTACAGTGAGTGAACTAGCTGCCATCTTCGTTGTCCTTTATAATACTAAAGTAAGCGACCCATTCATTATATTCATCAAGTGTGATTTGTTCAATCTCAGCAATCGTCTTACCTAATTTTTCAGCTAGTGCGATTAGATTAATTCTGAATGGGTCGCTCCTTAGTTTTTTTCCTGTTCCTCAACACTGGTTGCCGAGAAAACAGATGCGAAAATGCCGCTGATAAGTGTGGCTGGCTCACTGAGCATTACCATCTTATCTTCGAGGGTGAAGTGCTTGTTTCCATCCTCATCCTCTGCCTTCAAGATAATCATATCCACTTGGGCTTCCATAGACGGGTTGCGTAGAAAGTCTTGGTGCTTTCTGCTAATCCTGTCCATGTCTTGTCCGGTGATGTCTCCAGCGTAAATCACTAGAGGCTCATCGCCTTCGCCCCATTCGGGAACTTCAATCTTAGAACGCGCTCGCGTTGCTTTGTTAGCGGCAATCCGCTCTCGTAACTTAGACATGGGCCACCTCTCGTCTAGTTATTAGGATACGTCAGTTTTCGTCAAAGCACCTGAACCCTGAACAGTGATGGACATTTCGACCATACCGTCAGTTGTTGCATTGATAGTCCGACCCGTAACGAAAGCACCACCGCTATAGTAGTTCTTATCGTCAGTGCCAGCTTCTGCTGTGCCTTGAGGATACAATTCAAAGTCGATATTAGTTCCGACTTCGAGACGCTCTTGCTCGGCATCAGCCGGGTCGTAGAATACGTCGATTGTGCCAGTGAAGGTCTGCATCCCAGCTTTGTAAACACGGTTCAAAGAACCCATTGCAGAGCAGTCGATAACATCGGCTGTGCTTTCCAGTGAGAAAGAACGAACCTCGGTAACAGCCGCGACAGAGCCGCCGTCGGCTGCGGTTTTAACAACACCATTGTTGCCAATATAAGTAGTCATTTTTCAGTTCTCCAAGTTTGCAAACTAAGATGATACTAGGCCGCAGCCTCAATATCGTTTTCAACAGTAACATAGGTTACAGATATAGTGAAGCGCGCAACACCGACGGACTGGTCGCCCTCTCCGTCGTAGTCAACCTCAAAACTTGTGACCTGTGTGTCCTTTGCGCTACCGCCGCGAGTAACGTCGGCATACAAAGCTTCTTCCACTTCGACAGCAATCGCATCAAGCGTGTTGTCTATCGACGCAGTTCCTTTTGCATAAGCCTCAACCAGAACCTCAAGTTCTCTAACTTGCGTTCTAGGGAGGGAAACAGATGCGTATTGGGTTGTCTCGGACCGGGTATAGATGCACAAGCCCGGAAGCTTTGCGGTAGCCAGTGGAAATAACCGTGTTTGATAAACGCGAGAGCCAGTCGTTGTCAGACCAGTCAATGTCGTGGTTACATTGTCTCGGATAGCTTTACGAACATGAGCCATTAGTCTTCCTCAAGCGCGAGAACCGTAACGCCAGTTCCGTCGTCTCTTACTACTCGAATTGTGTAGTCTTTTGAGTTGATGACGATGGCATCTCCTTCTGTTGCGTTAACAACATCCGAAGTCCGGCAAGTGAATATGGGTTGCTCAATAGCAAAACCAACAGTGCCACCAGCATCAGCCTCGTAAAACTCATGGTCGTATATCCCCTTAACAGAAGAAGAAGAACCGCCGAGAGGGGTATAAGTAGCCGTAACGCCGAAGTCATCTGCGCTAAAGAATACCTCAAGTTCTGTGGCGGTTTCTACAGCCATTAGTCTTTACTCTCTACTTCTTCTTTTTTCTTGACGGCTGGCTTGGTCGCCTTCTTGGCAATGCCACGGGCAACCAGCTTCTCAGCAAATGCCTTATCAGTATCAATGGCATCGCCAACGGCGAATGACCCTAGACCGGAAATAGTGCATTTCTTGGCGGCTACGATTTTCATGACTTACTCCGTTTCGGGAGTGTCAAAGTCGGTCACAGCCCGGTTGGTTGCCTTCTTGGTTGATTTAACTTGCTTGGGTTTGGGAGCATCAGTTTGCTCAACGCGACCCATTGCCAACAGTGAAGCCGCTTCGTCTGCTGCGATTTCAATAACGTCACCCGCTTTAACGCGCTGACCAGCTACAACTGTGTTCTTGAGAATAAGATAATACATAATTTCCACCCTTAATAAGAAAGGTCAGGAGAGAGGCCGAAGCCCCTCTCCATCACTTTAGTGTTAGCCGTCGTTATTGACAGCAAAGCTGACAGCGTGACGAACAGCAACGTCGCACGACTGGAGTGCTGTGATGTTCACAGTTCCGCTTGTGCTGTTGCTGTATGGGTCTACAACGATGTCTAATCCACCGTAAAGACCAATCAAGCAATCGGCAAAGTTACCGAAATACAGGTCACCAGCAGTGACTTGGTTCGATACGATTGCATTGTAGCCATTGATACGACCATCAGGCTCGACAACAAACTGACCTGAACCACTATCTTTAGTGGCTGTTTTCAGCGCACCATACATGGAGGCTGGCAGGATGTAGGCCAAGTTACCCAACAGAGCGTTGTCTTCGGCAACGGCAGTTTCCATTGCAACAACTTCTGCGAAGGTCGGGTTGGCAGCAGCAAAATCAGTCGGGTTGTTAATGCCCGAAGTGTTTTTGATGCCTGTAGGCTGACCCGAAGAACCAGAGCCTTGAAGCGCGCCAGCGTCGATTGACAGGGCGATGCCTTGAGCAAGGTCGTTACGGATGAGGTTCTCAATGTCCAAAGATGACTGCATCATCATGTTGCGCGTGATTTGCGTATGTGCGCCAACAGTCTTCATAGACATTGCAATTTGACCGAAGGTAGGCTCGCTCTCACCGGAGGCAGCACCTTCAGTTGCAATCCAACCAGCAGTCGAAGAAGCTGATTTTTTCGGGATTACAACATCGCCTTGCAGACCGTTCAGAACGGTTGCGCCAGCAGCCATAACGCTAGAAGCGTTGCGAAGAACGTCAACGAAGTCGCCGCCACGGAAGTCTTCGGCAATCAGTGCCGAGTCATCAGAGGTGTTAACATCGCGTTTTGCCCAAGAGCGGAGAACGTCAGTCGGCAGCATGATGCCACGAGCCTGACGGCCTGTAGCAGCTTGAGCGGCTTCAGAAACTTCACGCTCGAAGGATGCGTCTTCTTGAGCCTGACGGTCAGTCGGGTTTGCCATAGCACGGATAGCGCGCAGAACGGAAAACTCACGAACTTCTTTTTTGGTCAGACCAACTTCAGCAGTTTCGAGGGGCTTGTCACCGATGACTTCGAGCAGTTCACCACGGAACTGGTCGATTGATTTGTTTTCGGCAACAGCTTTAGCAGCCATTTCGCTGCGCTGGTGTTTTGCGCCCAATTCGATGATTGATGCGACTTCTTTGTTGCGAGCAGAACGAGCTTCGTCTGCAACAACATTGATATCGATTTCTGACATTTCTGTCTCCTTAGTTTCGATAGTTTCAATTTGGGTTTCGGTGGTGACATCTTTAGAGCGTCCAATACCAACATTTTCATCTGCCGGAATAGATACCAAAGATACCTCCATTACGCGCCAAGAATTGACACGGTAGCTATCCGCATCCTCTTTTTGCATTTTGTTGACTTGGTAGCCAACGCTGATGTTTGAACGGATGCCATCCGTTACATCATCAAACATCTCTTTAGCCATTCCGTTTTTACCAAACCGAACTGTTGCTCGCAACACGCGAGACGAACTATCGAGAGTAACATCCTCAACAACACCGATTGTTTGTTTCGGGTCGTGGTCAAGCAAGAGCGGCATACGCCCAGACTTAGCAAACGACAGGTCAACACTCTTTTCGGTGTGGTCGAGAATTTCTTTGCCGAAGCTGCGCTCTACAGGTGTTTCACTTGAGACAGCAATCTTTACTCGGCGTGTTTCTTCATCAATCGCGCCAGCCTTCATATCGGATGCGCGATGCTGCATTTCTTGGGGGGCGGCTCGGTCAGCTTCTTCTTCTGGGGCTTCTTCAACCTCGGCTTCGGCTTCTTCTTCTTCGCCCTCATGTTTGGCGTAGACAATGGTTACCGTCTCGTCATCGTCCTGCACGGCGACAACGTGGCGTTCTTCCAGTTCATCCGCTTCAACGATTTCCTCGACGATTTCCTCAACGATTTCTTCGCTGGTTTCTCTAAGGTCAGTCATTGTTTCAAATCCTATATAATCAAAGTTGTCATCAGAGCGTTCTTTGCTCGACATCGGATGTCCTGATGGTAACAAATCCGTGTCATGTTTGCCACTGCGGAATTTTCCGTTGCGGAGGACGTATAAAAAGCTATTCACGCGCGCGTATGCCCACTGGTCTGGAGAAGATACATTCGGACGAACACTGCCGGGATTGGTCTTATACGCTCCAACGCCACGGCGGAATACTGCAACCAAAGTTCGTGTGCTTGTCCGCTTGGATGCGGTGTCGCCAACCTTCTCATTGTGGTCAGCGGCCTTCTTGGCAAGAGCGGTGCGAACCGTGTCGCTGACTTCTTCGGCGCGTTCATCCTTGTCGATAATCTTGGTTAACCCGCGCGCCCATCGCTGTCCGGCTGTTCCGCCCCACAAATCCCACGCAATTCTAAATGACGTTGGTCCGCCATCAGGTTTCTTGGCATCGTAATGCTTCGCCTTATTAACTTCGTGGCGAGAGAAGAACGAGTGCATACGCTTGACGGTGCTTTCCGACAGGCTCTTTCCGTTAGCAATATCTCTAGCACGGGCAACGCCAACAGCAGTCCCGCCGCGACCATACTTGCGACGCATCTCAAGACCGCGCTTGGCGGCTATCTTCATTCCGTCAGTCGGCTTATAACTCGCCATCATCGTCTCCAGTTACATCTGGTTCGGCGGGTTGTTTAGTGCCAAACGGCTCAAAGGCCATCTTGAGGCCATAGCGGTCAGCCATTTCTTTGTCGCTCTGTATTTGCGCGAACAGTTCTTCAACATCACGACCATAGTTAGCGGCGACATCATTCATGCTGATGAGGCCATTATTGATAGCGGTGACTGCTGCGTTAATCTCTTTGAGCGGGTCAACCCAAGCAAAGCCGCGACCACGAAAGTGAACATTGCTTGCGAACTTATTGAACTTCTCTTTGGTTGCCGGAAGACGCATCGAGCCAAAGTCCAAAGCACTATCCAACCATGCCGTAAACACTGGCTCACAGAAATGCTCAATCAGGAACGATTGCAGCATTTTGTAATGGTCACGTTCTTCGATTGTGCCTTGACGAATAGACGAGTAGGAAACGCCAGTCAGGTCATTCGCCAAGCTGGTGTAAGATACGTTTAGGCCGGACGCGATACCTCGAAGCACAGCAGCCTCAAACTCACCAAACGCTGTCGTCGGGTGTGTCGGGTCAATCATCTTGAAGTCATGACCTTCCGGCAACTGACTATATGAACCCGGCTCCATGTCCACAATCGGCAGTTGGTTTTGGTCTTCGTCATCTCCAACAAACTCATCGCCAGATGGTGTCGTGATGATGCCGAACTTAGCTGCGGCTGCGCGAGCGGCGACAAGTTCGGCCTCACGATAACCGCCAAGCATTTTCAGGCTGGCGATAACCGGGGCCATGAATGGTTCGCCGCGCGTCTGGTGCTGACGCTGCTGAAGGAAGATGTGTATCATCTCATCGGCGGGGACAACTTTATATTTCTTGTCCTGCTTATCCTTAATAAAGAACGTGTCATTCGGATGGCTGGTCAGAACGTGATAGGCGACAGGACGCTGGAACTCGTCAATCTCTACACCCATACGAATTTCATTGCCGTTCTTGGCGCGTCCATTCTTGTCGTGGTCGATACGTTCTGGCTCGATGAACTGCAAGCTAAAACCATCTTCATAACGATTGTTGCGAACCTTCTTGACGAAGACTTCTCCGTCACGGGCGAGAGCCTCGGCTACATATGCTTGGCAGTCTTTCCATGACATTCGACCAGACACTTCCGCGTTGCCCATCTTAGCCCAGCGGCGGAAAGCGTCTTCGACAATTTGATTACCGCGAACATCCAAAGTAGCTTCGTCGTTGCGCGCTCGAACTTGCAGCTTAAAGCCGCTTTCGCCAATCACGTTAGTTTTAATGAGGTGCAAGAACCGACGGGCATACTCATTGTTGCGAACTAAGTCGCGACTTCTGTTACGCAAAATAGGAAGGGCTTGGCTCAATTCAGCGTCAGCGGAATTGTTAGAGGCCAAGAAGTCCGCAAAGAGACGACCAGTGTTCGCACCAGAGTAAGTGCGATATTGGCGCGGCATCCTCATCCGCTTAGTCGGCTCTTTATCTCGGCGCAGGAAATCAAACAATGCCATATTAGAACCTCAACAAAATTGTGCTTTTGGGTTTGCGTCCGTGTTTAATAGCTTCCTTGCGCTTAATCGCAGAAACCTCACGACGATAATAATCACGCCACTGAACCAACTCATCAGGGCTTAGTTTGGTAAGTGAGCGACCAGCAATTGAATAGCTGGAAACATCGCTATCGGCTTTGCCTTCGAGGATGCTTTCAATCTTGCCAAGCATAATCTCTGCGTGATGGCGCGGGTCAACCTGATTGTCGAAGTCGGTGACAATATCAATCTCGCCACGGTCAACAACAATGCGCTCGTTATCGCTATTGCGCTCAATCTCCAGTTGGTAATGGTAATGTCCGACTGTATAGTTTGCCGAAGTTGCGCTGGGAACGGCGAAAAGATAGTCGTCACCAGACGCTGTTGCGTCAACTTTAACTTCCGTTGCGCCGCCAGTAGAAATGCGAGCGACAAAACGCATCGTGTATGCAGAGTTGGAATAGTCTTCGGAAAACTGGGTAATCTTAAACTGAACAAAGTCACCGACAACAACCTCAGTCGGAACTCCAGTCGGTGCATTTGCGCTATCGAATAAATTAGCCACGGCAAGCCCCTTGCGTATAGAACGTCTGTTTCTTCACTCGCGCTTTCACGCGCTTAGAATGACGACCCTTACGGCGAACCCTTAACTTATCTCGCGGTGCAGCAATGCTACTCTTACGCGCCATTAACGCCACCCATTCACGAACCCGCCTTCACGCTTCGGCACTTTGCGCCTCACTTTCGGCTTCGGTTTGTCGTCCACATCATCATTTGCTTTAGCCTTCATAGACCTTTGCGCGATTATATTAACATTGACACCCACTATTGACAATGCCGCTAAAGCGTAAACCCGACAGTCGAGTGCTTCGTTCCTCGGACGCACTTTCACCCACTCTCTGCGGTGAAATCCCTTGTGGTATTTACGCACTACTTTCTCAGCGGTAAGCATGGCGAAATACTCGTCTGTATATTCTTTGGGGAAGTGGCAATAACCAGCACCTATGTCCTTAATCTTCAGGTGAGAGTAGACCATCTCTTTTGCGGTATCTACCCCGATAGGAAATAGCTTGCACTTTATGTGGTTGTTTGTGCTGGGTCTGCCGACGATTGGCTTGCCTTCACCGCCAACACCTTTGATGGCGAAGACCCGGCGAGATAATCTAGGTTTGCAATACTTGTAGACAGCTTGCGTGTGGTGACCGCCAGTATCAATAGCAGACGCCTTTATCTGCAATTCCCTATCGTCTTCGGTTTTGTATGTTAGGGACAAGAAGTTATCTAACTCTGCCCACACCTGACCAGAAGCAGGGTCGCCAAATATGGAGCGGTATTCGATTGACCACGTTTCGCTGTCACGCCCATGACCCAAGACCTCCATCTCTAACCTGTCATCCTGAACGTCAATGCCCGCCGTAATAAATACAACCTCTTTTGGAATACTGTCTGCGTTGTAATCTTCGCGGTGCGATGCAATCTGAAAGTCGTCCAGTCTTTCGCCGTCGTCCTCCCAGCTTTCGCCAAGATAAGTGTTCACCCAAACGCGAAGCGTCTCAGGTAATTTCTTGGCTTGCAGGAAATCCGCCACGGCAGACGACAAAGGTGTCCACGGGCTGCATAACCCAGACAGCCGGAAACCCGCCCTTCCGACAAATGGAGCGGTGGCTCTCCATTCCCCTTTGCGGATAGCTTTATATCGCGCCGCATCATCCCATGCCCCGCCACATTCTTCACACGCATAGAACGCCGTGTCTGGGTCTTCATCAGTCCAATGAACATTAGACCACCGCATAACCTGATGGTGTCCGCAGTCGGGGCATGGCACATGATACTCACGTTTGTCCGTGTTTTCAAATAGCCCCTCGATACGAGATGCGTTGCGTATGGTCGGTGTCGAAACGCAAACCTCTTTCCTGTTCCAGAACGTAGCACTACGTTTTCTTGCGAGGTCAATCGGGTCGCCCTCCGAGCCAGCCGAGACGGGGAAAGCGGTCAACCTCATCGAAACAGCACAACACGGATTGGTCGGCTGGCAAGAGACGCAGGACTGTTCGCGCCGCACATAGTTATGTGTCCGCCGAAGAAGTTCTTCTTCAATGTCGTGTTGCCACTATCGCGCGCCTTCGGGTCTGCGACCTTACCTTGTAGGACCGGGCTGTCTCGCAGCATAGGTGCAAGCCTGTCCTTTGAGAATGTCTGCGCCATATCCAAAGTCGGCTGCACCAGCAGAATTGGTGAAGGGTCTTGATGGATATGATATCCTATTAGGTTTAGCAGCATCTCTGTTTTGCCAACTTGCGCGCAAGACATAATCGTTACGCTTTCAATCGACGGGTCGGAAACTGCGTCCAGTATCTCGCGCTGGTATTCAGCCCGGCTTGTGTGCCATGCGCCAACCTCGGCAGAACTCTCCGGCGACAGCTTGCGGAAGCTGTCCGCCCATTGGCTCACGGATAACTTGGGAGGCGGTTTCAGCGCGCGCGCACTTACGTTAGCTAGGGCGAGACTAAGCGTCTTCGTCTGTTGCTTGCGGGTTGTATCCGACCAACTCATTCAACGCCTCCTCAATCATGTCTTCAATGATGGCTCTCGCCTCTGCTGGCTTCTCACACGATATTACAAGAGGCGCAGCCTTGCTAGGTATAGAAAGCAATCTGGTTCTGACCGCCGAAGCCTGCCTGCCAAACTCCTTCGCCACGCTGCCTATCTCAACAAGGTCGCCTCGGAGCAGAGCGTTCTCCATCTCCTTCGCGTCGGCCTGTTCTTTTGCCAGTCGCGCGCGTTCTTCTGCTAGGTCTAGTTCGCCAGCGCGCAGTCTGCCAGCGGCAACTTCCCTGATATGCCTGACGTATTCCCTCGTGGCTTCCTCGACATCATACTGCCCTCGCGGTTGCTTAGTGATAGTGCCACGCGCAACCAAGTCATTGACCATCTTAGTCGATAGGTCGAGTGCCTGCGCTATCTGAACGATAGTCCCCATACGTTTCTCCATTTCCACCTGTCACAAGACATACCATATGTAGTAGGACATCGACAATCCCCTTAGATATAAGCTGTGACTATTCGACAATCGCGCCTCCGCTCACCCGCGGGGGGCTGTGATGCCCATAGAACCTACGCACAAGCGCGCACAAGCGCGCCATTTTGGCGGGTATTCATACCTAGCAGGAATTTGCAAACGCGCCTCGGCGGCGCGCTATGGGATTATTGGGGAAATGGGCGGTTTTCTACATATAGTAGGGGCGGCGGCGCGCCATTTGCCGCCTGCAAACGCGCACAAAAAAACCCCCGCCGGATTAGGGCGGGGGCTTCGTTGCCTTTTTGCTTTAGATTAGCGTTCCTATGCTTGCCATGATTGCAAGCGCGATTGCATTTATTATTCGCATAACTAGCATATGCCGCCCGCTTTCTTTTGATTAGCTGGCCAATGCCCGCCGATAAATTCAAACGGCGCGGCTTCTCCAATTTTTACCACGCAATGCCGCGCGTCATGTGTGCGGTTTACAAACCCGCTGGCGTCGCCTATTGCGTCGCCTTTAGCGCGTAAACCTACTATTGAGCCGCGCTTATCCGCTGGCCTATAATCATGACTGTCACCGTCAATTATTGGCGCGGTAATTTTGCCAGCGCGCCCCGCGTCAATTGTGAAAGTTTCCGGCAAGGCTTGCCCGCGCTTTGTGTCAAATACAACGGCAACATTCATGCCATTGTTAAAGGCCTCTATAGCTTGCAAATGGTTATTTTCCGCAAGGCTAAAGGTTAAATGATAATTAGCGGGCAAATTTCGGCGGTTACTATGCTTTGTATAGTCATACGCCTGCAATTGTGGAAACTCACTAAATAGCGTTTGGGCTTTATTGTCGCCTATATGATATCGCACACTTTCAAAACGGATATCGCTTGTAGCATTAGGCCGGAATGCGGGCGCATTCCTAGCCTATCAGCGCGACGCGCTAGGGCTTGCAATTCGCGCCGTGCAATCTCAATAAATAAAGCACGGTCGGCAAAATAAAGCATTGTTCGCGCAAGGCGGCTTTTTTGCTTTTGCGGCATATAGGCCGGATTGCCCGCGCTATGCAAACAAGCGGCGGCGCATCCGTCCGTCGCGCTAGCACAAACATTATGCCCGCTTAACTTATGCGGGGCTAAATGTAAGGGGATAGTCAAAACATTAAGCTTCGCGTTTTTGTCTATTTTAGGATTTGCGCTGATGCGCCCGAATAAAGAATTGACGTTGTGCTTATCGCGCGCATAGCGCATTAGCTTTGCCTTATTCCATTCTTGATATCTTGATATATTAAGCATTGTAAATCTCTCTCTTATTATCGCCGATATATTCCAAAAACTCGGCTTCAATTAAATCGGCTATGATATCCAGCGCGCCCGTGCAATTCATATATTCGAAAAACGCGGCTTTCTTTTCTGGTGTTAGGCTTTGCAATAAACTCATATTCTGCTTTGTATCTTGCTTAGTCATCTTTGCCCCCTTTCAATGCGGCAATTTCTAACGCCATGTCGCGCAAATCGCAAACGTGCTGCAAAGCGTTTTCATGCTGTTCAAATGCTTTGATAGTCATATCTTGAATTGCGTTTTCCCCACAATGAAAGAAAAAATGCGGGTAAAGACTAACAGCAATATTGCACGTTTCACCATTAGCAAGATAAGGCGCGCTTGCTTCTTGCGTCATGACAACATCAAGACCGCCGCCGCCTATGTTCTCAATAACTATTGCACTGCAACCGCCGCCCGTATCGGCAGCCATATGAACGGTTGCGCTAGTGTTTGCGAACGCGGCGTTTAATTCGGTTTCATACCATTGGGCGACTGTCTCGCCTATGCTTTGCTCAATTCTTTCAGATAATAAAGCCATGATTAAAACCCCGCCAAAAGAATAAACGGCGTCGCCAGTGCCGCAATGGCAAGGCAAGCCCATGCAATCAAGAAACCGCGCTCAATTCTTATTTCGCGCTCAATTTGTTTATTGCCAAGATAAAGGCGCGCTGCCGCTTCGCCGTCGCTCATTTTTGGCTTGTTAAACATTGCGGCAATTTCCGCTTTGCTTAATGCTTTTACTTTTACATTCATTGTGCTGTCCCCTTTTCAAAAGTGTTGCGAAATTCGCTTGCATAACGGAATGGGCAAAATTCTTTATTAGTCTTCAAATAGAGCCGTTCCATATCTTGCGCGCGCTCATTCATTTCACAACCCCAAACATCCATATTTTGATAAAACAAATAGAATTTGCGGAAAACGTCATTTGCGTCGTCGTCAAAATGATAATCCATGCCGCATATAATAAGAGCCTCAATATATCTTTTAGCGTCTTCAATATCCCAAATCGGCTGTTCTATAATTTCGGTTGCATAATCAAGGCATTTTTCCTCACCATAATGGGTGAGGGGATTAACAAAAAAGCTGCCTGTTTCATCCATTGCAGGGTTAACCACAAAATGGCTTTTATGATTAAACCCAATCTTCAAATTGATAGGCATTTTCTACTTCCCCTGTTTCGCGCATCATTGCGCTTTCACTCTTACTTTGTCGCAAAACGTGACAAGAAAAGCAAGCGATAATCAGTCACAAATTGTTACAAAGTGAAACAAAAAAAGGGCGGCAATCCGCCACGCCGCGCCACGATTTGCGCGCTGATTTGCCCGTCAATCCACCAGTGGAAATAGAGCCAAACAACCCACCAGTGGAAATAAGACCCGCCAGTGGAAATAACCCACCAGTGGAAATATGACCCGCCGATGGAAATAACCCTCCGATGGAAATATGACCCTGCGATGGAAATAACCCGCCAGTGGAAATATGACCCTGCGATGGAAATAACCCTGCGGTGGAAATAGTCAGATGCGACCAGTCTTCACGGCGCGGATATATGCCTTCTTGAACTCGAACTGGATGCGCGTGTTCACGCCCTGCAAAATAGCTGTCGCCGGGTTGTATTTGCGGGTGTTCTTTACAGATGTTTCAAAGTGGTATGCTGGCTTGGTCTTCTTCTTCCCGGTCCTGACAAACAGGATGCTTTTGCCAGTCTTGCTTGACTTGCCGACAAAGGTCTTGGCTTGCGGGTAGAGTGTCTTGGCTTTCTTGGCCTCAGTAACCTTACCAGTCTTTGTGCGTGTAATCTTATACCCGCCAACCGTCATCGGCACAGCCATCTTCGCGCGTAACGGCCTCCGCGTTCCGCCGGACACATGAAACTCCATGAAGCTGGTATCGACCCGCCGCTTAGTCATCGGGCCCCTCAATAGATGTTTTAGTCCGACCCTTCTTTGTGCCTTGAACGGGTGGCATCTCATTACGCTGAATAGCGGCACGGACAAATCCATTGGTTCGGAATGTTTTTGCGCTGCTGTTGAATATGGTGTGCGTCAGCTTGAAGAACTGTTTGTTGCGCGCCTTAAATGTCTTTTGGTATGAGCGGAACAACTCATTGTCCCTAGCCTTTTGTGATTGTGGTATTCAACGCCAGTGACGCAGCAAAGGGCAGCTGCTTGGCGACCATTCGGTCTAGCGCAGCCTTTACCTTCTTGTCACCCTTAACATCAAACTTAATCAAAATGGTATCTCGTCATCAAACTCTTGATTGTCAGCGATGTTGACAATCTCCGCGCCCGGGAAACGCATCCTTCACAGCATGAACGTCCATCTGTGCGCGCCATGCACGGACAATCCGTGCAATCTCCGTAACAGTATAGACAGGCAAGTCAGTCTGCGCCAGTGTCGCAGCGGAGTTATCTTTTGCGATAACTATCTGCATCTCACTCTTACCTTCTTCCTGTGGGGCAGTTGCGTGCCATAATTCGGGCGGAACTGCCCTATGACCACTTGCAATCGCTTCTTTCTCCAGTGCCGCCCAGCCACGTTGCATAACGCCAGCGCGCTGGATAACCAGCGCAACATCCTTCTCATGCAACGCCACATCTAGCTTCGCCTTCGCTGCCTCGAACTTAGCGGCAGTCTCAGGGCTGACCAGCGTCTCAAGCCGCCCGACACCCCAACGCAACTCAATGTCAGCCGCAACCGCATCCAGTGGCTTCAACGCGCCATGTATCTGGTCATATTGCCAACCCTGCATGGGAACGTAATCGTCTTTGCCGATTGCATCTAAATCATATCTACTTTTTCGCTTTGTCATCTATGAACGCCTCGCTTGCTTGTTTGATTGTCTTGCCATTATACGCCATGCGGATAATCGCGCCATCTTGGCTGTGCCAGCTATCGGTAACACATACGTTACCAACATCGATATCCTCCGATGGGTCTGTGTCGTGTTCTCCGACCAGAACCACCACCTCTTTGCCAGCTTGCATCAACCCATTCATCAGACCCGTCAACATTCTTAGCTGCCCCATTGGCAACCTCGCCCCGGTTGACTTCAATTCGCCAATGACGAACACCTCGCCACGCACATCGTATATGAAGTCGATGTCGGTGGGTGTGTATCCGTTGATGTGCAGATTGCCAAAGTCTTTTACTTGTGCCATCCGGTCACGATATTGCACCGTGCCATGATTAAAGTTTAACGCCATTTAACTTCTCCATACATAGTTCCGACCATCCATAACCATACCCTTTTATAGGGGGGTATGGATATGTATGGATATGGGCAGCACCTATGGATTACCATCCATACCCATCCATATCTCATTAACTAACCCGTTGAAAAAGCTGACACTCTCAGATATGGATGTCCCCTTCTTAAACTGATACCAGTCATTCGACGACATTTTGCCGATTTTGGCCTCAACAGCACTTCTCCAGTCCGCTTCACGGATGCCGGGTGCGCCATCTTCATCGTGTTCTGTCCAATTACCAGCCGCCAACATCTCTTGCAGCGTGTCGATTGCTGTCTGTTGTTTGGCACTACGGCGTGACTTTGGCTTGGGCAATTCGTCCATTATGTCCAAAACCAAGCTGCTTTGCTCTTGTGCAAATGCGTCTTGCACAAATCGCACCTCACGCGCATTTAAGGCAATCGGTTCGGCCTCTTGCACATCTTTCTGCTTTGCTACCTTTACAACGACAGATTGCGTCCCCTCAGTGCGTTTAATGGCAACAGAGGTATCAACAGCCCCCAACAAAGAAGAACTGCCACGCAAGCCTTTGTCGCTGTCCTTGCCGCTATGGTGAACAGCCAGAACCGTGCAATCGAACCATTCTTTCATTAGGTCGCATGACCGGATAAACATGCCCATATCGGTTGCTGAGTTCTCATCAGCACCAGACCCGGCGAATGACCTTGCCAGCGTATCCACCACTATAAGGTCTGGCGATACACCGCCGAGCGTATCCTCAATGGCGTGTCTCAGTTGTAACACATCTGGGGCATCTTCCATCGCCATACCAATGGGAGTTGTAACGGCATAGAACGGCACACCATCGTCATCTAGCTGCCTATCCCTATGCCAAGCTTCCGCCCTTACAGCGATGCCTGATTGGCCTTCCATAGCCAAATAAACGACTGCTCCTTGTGATGTGGGTCGCCCGTTCCAGTCGATACCGTGTGCAATCGACAACGCCCAATCAATCGCTAGGAACGATTTGAATGTTGCTGGTGCGCCATATAGCACCGCAAAGCTGTTCTCGATTAGGTAATCCGCCACCATAAAGCTGGGCGGCGGGGTAGCCCTTAGTTCTCCGAGCGTCTTGACTTTGATTTTGCGCTCAATGGTTGCAGGAACTTCTGCAACGCTATCGGATATGCTTGCTGGCGCACTGTTTTGCTGTGGCGCAATGCGAAGGTCTGGAAGTTTTCCCTCTCGGCCTCGGATAATAGTGCTGGTAACTTTCCTCTTGAACTCATCTAATCCTCTCCCTTCGGCGTTCAAATCGCCTGTCCTGCTTTTTACTTTACGTTCATAAACTGGGTAAACATTCTCGACCATCCATTCCACCGTAGGAAATGTCTTATGCTCTCGGACATAATCACCGATTGAAGCCAGAACCATACGAGCCATGAACTTTTCACGACCATCAACAACATTGCCCCAAACATCAATATCAGAGCCACCCATAGGAGGCTCAAGGCTAGTAGTAGCCAGCCCTGTAGCTTGACTAGCAACCCTCGGTGGAAATAATGCGAAGTCTTCGTCATTTACCCAACGATAACCTGTGCTGGCGGGGTGTATGACGTAACCGCCGTCACCTCTAACGTCAACACAGCCGTCAATACCAGCACGATTTCTAATGCCATCAGAGTGCCGATAATAATAGTGCCATCCACCTGATTGCGTCTCAGATACCTTAGTGATGCCCAAAAGTTCTGCATTGTCCTTTACCCAATCCTTACCTTGTTTGCCGTCTCTTACGTCAATGTCGATGACCGACACGCCGGAGACTTCTCCAGTCGGCATACCAATAAGAGCAGCGCCCGGCAAGGAAAATAACCGCTCAATCTCATCTGGGTCTTGCGTTGCTGATTTGAACCCGCCCTGACAAACAGGACGCTTCTTTACATCGCACGGGAAGACAGGGTAATCCTCTGCCACCTCAAGTGCTGTGCTTATAATATCCATCATAATGCTCCCTCAAGCTGTTTAATTATTCTTCCGATTTGTTCTGGGATTTGCGGGACGACCGCGTTACCCAATGCTTTAATTCTGTGTGACCGATTGGAAACCCCATTAGCCACTCGACCCACGTTGGGTTCAACTGCCCAGAAGTCGGCTCTGTTCTCGCCGCTTCGCTCAGATTGCCCCTGTAAGTCTCCGACCCGATGTGCCTGTTCTTCGGCGCGCCCTTGTAATCGCTGGCTGCTGGTGTAGGCCACATCCTTACGTCCGTTCTCAGGCTCTTGCCCTGACCTCCGCCCGTTGTCCCCTGACTGTCGGCTGCGTTGGGTGTCGCCCACATTTGCGGACTGCTCTGTATCTGTTTCCAAGCCTTCACCGTGTTCTCGTCCACTTGCTCTCGCAGATTGGAAGGCCAAGCCCTGCCCTTCCGAGCCACTGTCGCTTGCTTCACCAGTGACTGTTCCGACCTCTGTGGCAAGTCGTCCATCGCGCATGGTGTCGCCCATAGTGGTGGCTCTCGCCACCCACTGTTCATGCTGGGGGACATCTGATTGCCCTTCGCTGTTGGCGTGTGCAACAATCCATACTCTGTCTCGTCTGTGCGGGGCATCGACACCGCAAGCTGGAATAACAAACGGCCTTGCGGCGTAGTCTTCGGCTTCCAAGTCAGATAGCACCTCGTCGAGGCCCATCGTGATGTGTCCAGCAACATTCTCGAAAATTCCCCAAGTGGGTCTGATTTCTTTAACAAGCCGATACACTTCAGGCCAGAGGTGACGGTCATCTTCCGCGCCTCGCTGCTTCCCGGCAACACTGAATGGCTGGCATGGGTATCCCCCGACGATGACATCTGGTCGAACAATCCCATCTGCTCGGAGTTGCTCTCCGGTGAGGCTTCGGACATCATCGTAGATTGGTGTGTCAGGCCAATGTCGTCTAAGGACTTCTTGGCAGTATCTTTCGATTTCGCAGAACGCGACTGTTTCAAATCCGGCTTTTTCGAGGCCAATGCTAAATCCCCCTATACCACTAAATAAATCTAATACTTTCATGTTTCCCCCTATCCCTCGTATAAGTCGGGTCGGCGCAGACGAGGGAGTTAAACCGCGCCGACCCTTCTTGCTAGTGCTTAGAACTCGTCGTCCGCACTAGCTGCTGGCTGCGCTATGGAGGAAGGAAGCGCGCCAGTTTCTCCATCATCATCCAGTTCGGATGGACGGTCAATCCAACTCACAATCTTGAGCGTTGGAATTGTAGTCGAGCCTTTGCCAACCTTAGTTGGCACAGCACCTGAAAACTCCACAACCGGGACTTGTCCACCTTTGTCCCCTGCCGCTTCGTAATCGCTATAAAGCTGCTGGATACTCATCGTTGCACCAGCACCATTCGTTGCCCATTCTGCGACTGGTTCTTCCTCACCAAACGCAGACTTGCTCATGATGCAGACCTTGAAGCCACGCTTCCATTGGCCTTCGCCATCAGGGCGAGCCGCTGGTGCTTCCAAGCTGGCATCCATCACCCACTCAGGTGCGCCGCCCTCGGTAAACAAGCACCAGCCTGTTTTAATCTTAGCAAGGTCGAAGACCGCCTTGCTCAAGTTAACCGCACCATCGCGGTTAGCCCAACTTGATGTGGATGCCATATACTTCACATAAGGCTTATAATTTCCACTGCCACCATTTCCAAAACTTAAAGGCATTTTACATTCTCTCTTTTGCATGAAGCCGTTGATTAAACCCCGAAGATGCGCTTGGCTTCACTACGCATTATCGGGTCATTCCAGTAAAAGCTGGAATAGGATGGGGCGAAGATGCTGGCGAGTTCATGCGCGTCATTTGACAACGATAGGAACGTCTCCATCTTCTTCACCGTAACTTTATATTCCTCAAGTATCTCTGCCGCCTCATCTTTATCGAGGTCATACACAGCAAACTTCTTTGGTGTGACGTAGCAGAACTTGATGTCATAGTCAGGCCGCATCGCTTGATACAATGCGCCTTGACGTTTGTGGTTATCCATTATCGCGCTTGGCAGTCTGCCAGTCGTTTTGAGGTCGATTGATAGATTGGGGTCGGTATAGCTAAAGTCATCGAACCCCATAATCTCAATCGGACAGCCTTCCAGCCGCAGCGATAGGCGCGTCTGGGTAGCGTCTGGTGTGCCAAAGGGTTTCATAGCTTCGATGCCATTGGTGACGTAACCAACAAGGTCTTCTCGCGCCTTGTCCCTATCGCCGCCATTTGTCAGCAGTGCGGTGTCCTTTGAGAACTTCTTGACCGCCATCTCGATAGCTTGCTCAATCGACAGCACACCGAACTCGTCTGTCAGATATTGCTCGACACCGTATTCGGCAGCTATACCGCGCCACATATTTACATTGCTGCCACCCTTGATTTTCATCGGGTAGCGCAACAGCCACGCCGCCGGGTCCGTCCGAAACATATCAATGCTGCTGTAGGACAGATGGCGCATGCCGTGTGCTTCAAATGCTGTCATCGAATAAACTCCCTTGTTTGTCTCGATATGTAACCATTAAGGTGCGTCACGCTTTGCGTCAACCCCCAGTGGAAATTAAAACGCCTCCGCTGGGGATATGGTGACCTTCGCACCTTCTATCTCATTGCTCCACATCATCGTCACGCGATTTGCCAAGCAATCATCCGTGATGACATTGCAGTGCTGCAACACATCCATCACGGCTTTAGCGCGGTTGTCGATGTCCATACGCCGCTTCGATGGTCGGCCTACAATGATTTCGATATTGAACGGATAGTCAATCTCAGGACGCATCTCTGTTTCGAGTGCCAGAGTGACCTCGCCAATCCACTCCATATATTGCTTGGAGCGATACATCCGCCGACCCGTTATGCGCCATAAACGATTGACGCTTGGTGGGGTCGGCAGATGGTAACAATATATTTTATTTGCCACGGCGCAGACCTGATGCCAAGTCCAGTGGGCTGACCTCATTGTCGGTTGCTGCGACCAGCTTCACCAAAATCTCAGGCTTGGGCATACGGTCACCCAGACGATACTGAGTAATCGCTGACCGACTAACGCCAACCTTGTCGGCAAGCTTCTGGTCATTGATGTCATTATTCTTCATATATTCATGCAGGTTCATCTGGTGTAACTCCCGTGATTTTCTCTAACTGCCACATTGTCTTTTCCAGCAAGTCCTCGTCAGTCGTATGACCGCGCTGGCGGTGGATGGTTTGCACTACGGCTTTAACATCTTGCATCACCTGTGACAATGCCTCTTTGTCCGATAGGCCAGCATATCTCACATCTGGTTTAGCCATTATAGGTGTCCTCCGGTGTGCGCTTATCAAACTGCCGCACTAGCGAATTTAACTGGTCAATCATATTAACTGCTTGGTCGCGGTTGAGCGCAAAGCGGATGTAATCATTGCCTTCTGAGATACACAAGTCGGCAACAAACCTTGCATCACTGCAAGGCGACACATAACGCAACTGTGGCGGCGGTATATCAACCGCTGGCGTTTCGGTGGCGATAACAACAGTCTCGCCGTTTTCATCTTTATGCTCAATCATGGGTTCACTCCTAAGTAGGTTTCCATAAGTGCAAAAGTGATAAGGAAGAATAGCACAAAACTAACCACTTCTGGCAATAGCCTTACAGCCGGGGCGGGCGGCTTGGCTTGCACAATCTCAAGCTGCCCTTCATCATTCACGATGCCGATTGTATATTCTGGTTTGCTCAGTTCGGCGCGCTCGGCCTTATCGGCCTCACGCTCCTCGCGCTTGCGCTTATTGTGATGATATTCCGCCATCCAATAATTATGCGCTGCGTCTTCCTTACTCAACATCTGCTCTCTCCAAGATTGATTTCTTGCCGCGCTCCAAAACCCACAAGGCTTCTGGCAAGGTGACCGAAGGTAATTGCTGTCACCTCATTGTTGTCATGGTCGTAACCGACCAACACAAATCCCTGCAACTTACCCTTCAAGCTGTCCAGCGTTGCATCGGGGTCGAAGTCCGACCTCTTGTGGCCTCCGCCAAAGTCAATTATTTCAGCCATTGTATTTCCTCCTTCCGCTCGACACGGTTCATCAGCTTTGCCATGCTGCGCTTGTTATCCGGCTCAACCACATCAACACGGTCAAGACGACGCTGACGACAATAGAACATGCGGCTTGATGCGTTGGCACAGTTTACGATTGATAGACGCTCAAGTTCGCGTTCTGCATCAGCTTTAGTCGCGTGATAAACCCAGAACTCTTTTTTATCATCCAAGTGTCTCCACAAAATCATTGATTTGCCCTCCGTCTAATTACAGCAGTCGTGCCAGTCTCATGGTCAACACGCGCTTCATATACCATAAATTGGCGCAGATAATCGGCCTTACCTTGTTCTTTACCTGCTTTCGTTTCCGCGACAATGCGAACCATCACATAGCCTCTCTCTGGCGGCATACGAAAAATCTCATATGGCTCTTTAATCATGCTGTCCTCCAAATTCGTGTAGTTCCATCTATGTCGCGAATAGAACATTTTTTGCCAGTTCTCGACGCTTCATTTCGCACTCGATATTTCTCATTCCTTGCAAGAACGCGGCTTGCGTCAAATGATTGCCCAACATCTAAACATCTGAAAGTTAGGGTTTCAGCGCAAGTGGGTCGCGTCATCTTTGGCACGGGAATGTTGTTTTTAATCTCATACATCATAGTCATAACTCCTTCTCAATATGTGACTATGACATGAATATGGGGGGTGTCACGAAAAGTGTCAACCCTCAGTGGAAAATAATAATTACTGATATGAAACCGACGATACCCCCAGCAAGGAAGTATGCCATTAATCTTTGCCGAACCGTTTTCGCCAGAGGTAATCGGATAGCTTGCTGAGTTTGCGAACAAGCCAGTTCACTGGGCGGCTATGCCAGAACCAACGCCTACTCATTTGCGGAACTGCCCAATCGACTTGATGCCGAAGCTTGCGCCGATAGATGCCAAGATGCCCCACTGGATAAAGTCGGGTGCAGTCTTGAGGAACTCAAAGCCAGATTTCATGTAGGGCTGCGCCGGGGGATAGAAGCTTGCTAGAATTATTCCAATGAAGCAGATTGTCCAAGCCTCATCCTTCAGGCTGTCTGCCGCGCTACCAAGTGCCTTATCTTCCCACGCTTCGCCAGCCCTTGCGGCTTTGGCTTGCGCCTCAATCTTAGCGACTGCCAACTTGTTCTTGGCCTCGGTCTTCTTCTGTCTGCCCTCAAGATAAGCACCAGCAATCTTGGTGACTGGGTTTAACCAATTCAACATCACATAATCTCCTGAGTAATCACGCTGCCATCACTCTGGCTGGCAGTCCTTATAATACCATTCAGCTTACGCAGTATGTATTGAAACCGCGCTTGGCTAAGTTCCTGAGTGGCTGTGGCGGCACTAATCTCGCCAGCCAGTTCGTCATAGATGACACCGAGCCAATACACGCGAGCGTCGTCGCCTGTTATTGTTTCTGGCTCACTGTCAAACAATGCCATCAATAACTCCAAACAGTTGGTCTAGGCCAACCCTCTTTGTTCGTGAGGTCGTCCAAGTGAATAAAACGCCCGTCGCCCTTTTGCTGAATACCGACACCAGTAAAGCCCATTCGCATCGCCAGTCTCAGCAGCGCGTATGCTTCGCCACGCGAGACAGCAACATCAACAGCACGGCCTGATGAGTGTGTGCCGGGTTTGCTCTTAGCTGCTTCAATCGGATGCTCTGGGCAGCGATAGCCAGATGTAATCTTCATCGGCTTTCCATACGCTTCTCGCAAGTCTTGCAGTCGCCACATGAAATCCTCATCCATCTCGGCGCGACCACAGTGCTGACACGCCACTTCGCTGCGTCCAAAGTTCGGGAAGTCTTCCCAGTGAGGCTCGATAGTTTTAGACATTTTAGCTATTCTTTCTGGCCTTGACCGATGCGATTGCTTTTCTGAGTTGTCCGGCTTCGGGCTGGTCAAACTCTCCAATGTTGACAGTAGTCTTCTTATGCCTTGATTTGCATGACATCCTTAAAGATTATCATCTTTTCATCTAGCGCGACAAGAGCGACAATATCACAATCGTTTGGCGACAATAGCTTCTTGCTGCCCGGACCCCGTGGCAGTCATAAACTTATATCGCTGATTTGATTTAGGTTTTGCACGACTTGACTTCGATGCGATACGCTTCCCCGTCATCTGAACTAAAGCACAATAAATCAAAGCCTTGCCCATTACAGATGGCAGTTTGATACCCCATCATTTCTAACGCGCTGCAAACGAGAAACTCGCCCGCCTTGCCAATCTGCGCCGCATTGCGGACAGTCGTATAAGCCATCTACTTTAGCGGATTACTCGCAGCATCCAAACCGCGCCACAAATCGTCCACCTCCCGATTTATCCTGATGAACCGACTGTCGATTGATTTGACCTTCTCGTCAAACTGTTTGACCAGCAAATCATTCTCCACTGTCGTCTTCTCTACCTCTGCAATGCGGTCACGCAAATCCAGAAGCTGCTTCTGGTTCTCCATAATGGTTTCGAGATTTGTGCCTAGCACGGTCAGCTTCTCGGCTGTGTCACCGTTGCCAGAGACAGCCGCTTCCACCGCTTCGATGCGTCCGTAGAACTCTGCTACTGCCCAGATGCCGCCAGCCATAGTCGTGGCGATAGACAGCACAATGGCTATCCATACGCCGCGCAGCTTAGTGCCGCCGATTGTAAGTTCGGTGTCTTCTAGGCTCATTGCATCAAATGTGTTTGTTGGTCGCTGTAGATAGCCTCACCCTGACCCAGCACTTCACTAGGCGGTCACATAGTCGCCCCACAAGAAATCGTGAAACTCAATATGCCCGACATTGGTCGCCCATTGGACACTCAAGATGTCATTGGTAGCTGAGTAGGAAATAGAGGCTTCAGCCATAGACTGGTCATAATCTTGCGCGTGTTGGTCAGAGATGCTGGTCAACTGCTCATTCTTGGATGCAGCAAGGAACGCCCCTGCCTCGCGCGAACTTGTGGCGATTTGCTCCAAGGATTGATTATATTCAAGGACAGTCTCTTGGCTAATGCTTACGTCGTTCTGTTCGACGTATTCTTGAACGGCAAGCTGGTCTTCGACTGCGTTTGTCTGTTGCGCTGTTTCAGCCTTTTCGGCAACTTCTTCAACGACTGCAATTTGATGCGAAGCTACGACGAAATTATCAACTGCTACCGAAACCGCCGCCATTGATTGCTCGGCCTTTTCTTCCAGTGCCATCTTGGTTGTGAAATACAAAGCGTTCTGCACTCCTGCAAGAGCGTCATTGTAGGCAGCTATATCGCCCTCATTGATGATGTATTGCTCATCGTCCACTGCATTGTAGTCAATGATGCCACCGACGGATGCGTAATGCTCTGCGCCGTAAACTGCATATCGACCCTGCTCCAGCTTGGCTGCGATGGTCTTGCTGGCATTGACTAGGTTATCAATCGTCGTCTCTGCCTGTGCTGCGGAAACGCTCAGAAATGCTGAGATTGCTATCGCTATTTTCTTCATCGGTGTCATCCTTACCTATCCTTAATATCTTATCGTAGAAATCTTTTCTGTCTAGGTAATCTGGAATAAACGTCTCCGGGTCGCGCTTCATCAGCAATGTTGCGGCTCTACCGACGACCAGCTTACCTCCGATGGAAATAGGGCAAGGCGTAGCACTAGCGAACATAGCCTTCCAAGTGTCTAGGTTTTGGCAAAGCCGAGCCACCGAGGCAATCGACATGCCTTGCTCCTTTAGGGCTTTGGCATCACGCCTCCGGTTGCACTCTGCATCCTGCTTGTAGCCGCCCATCGACAAACCAAGCACATTGACCTGAACGCCCATTCCACGCCCTATCAAGCAGCTTTCACTGCCACCAGACGGTGCGCTAGGCGACACAGCGGTAGGCGGTGGCGTGACGTTAGATGCCGCGCCCGCGCCGTTGTAATTATTAGTGGTGGATGTTGATGGGTTGTTTGAACTGACCGTGCTGTTCATATTGCTGGTGTTCAAATCGCCAGTCTGCTCGTTCTGAGCGTGTGCTGCGGTTAGTGTGAGCAGCAGAAGTAATGTAACCCGGCGCATCGCATCTTACAGCTTCTGCATTATGATGCCACCGAGGGTGAATAACCCAAGCACAGCAGTGAAGGCTAAAGCCTCAATGCGCCACATGCGGCGGTCAAGCGTGTTCAATTTATCGTCAACCATTCGACGGAACACCTTGCACTCGCGCTCGTGTGCTTCTAGCTGCGCTTGGGTAGACATTTTATTTATCTTTGGCTTTGCCGATATTGACGGCAAGCAAATCGATTACGCGATAAATCTTGGCGATGA